AAGCACCTAATCTTTTGTGTTTTCCATCTATACGTATGTGAGAAACCCACTTATTTTCAAACCTATTCCAACATACACCTCTATAATTACTAGAGTATTTACCTTGAGTTTTGCATGTATTTTCTCGCTGTGTAATTAACTGCAGATTCTCTAATGTATTATTTAACTTATTATCATCTATATGGTCTACAACTATTTTATGTCCACAAGGGACATGATTTAGAAATGCCATAGCTACTAATTGAGATGTTTTCATAGATTTAGAAACAGCATCTTTTGATAAGACTACATGTACATATCCGTAAGGATTAGTGGCAGGTTTTAGTATTTTCTCTTTCTTCTGCTTGTTATTTCCTAACGATTTAACCCTTCCAAGACTACTAACTTGATAAATACCTTCATAATTCGGTATATCTTTCCATATTTCCATAAAACAAAAAACCCCATCAATCGGAAGTCGCAGGTTCGTCATGATAGGGAATTATAAAATTTCTTAATGTATCTGCGACAATACAGTACAAATATAATAAAAAAAACCCAGTACTTGCATACTGGGAAAAGCCATTTAAAACAAATCACCCCTGAGTTAATATTAAATTATCGGCTTTATTTTCTTTAATTCGTGTAAACATTCACGAAGTTTTATATTATCACGTCTAACACGTTCTAAGCTATCTATAATTAAATCTTTATCATAGTTTTCTAAATCGGATTCAATTACTAATTCAATCGATTCGTTTATTGTCGGGCAAGTCATACTTGGTATAATCATAATCGCGACAAATATAGCATTATTTCATTTACTTACTTATCTTTTTATCATATTGACTGTATTCATAATCTAACCACACATCGTGACTGCTTTTAAAGTTACAATAACCACATTGTATTGTATCTCCTTCCATTATGTTTCTTTTAAACTTTGCAGGTCTTTCTTCGCATGACTTACAACCACAGCTATTTTCTCGCTTACATGAAGGGCAAAACATTATAATTCAAATGCTTTTAATGAATACTTAAAACTTCCATTTTCATTCACTTGATTTAACATCATTTGCACTAACTCTCTTGTTTCTTGTTGTGCATCTGGCTTTAATCTCTGCTTGCATAACCTAATGAATGAATAAAGTGAACCAGTCCAAATCTGAGTAGTATTTAGGTTTAAAGGCAAAATTGTTCTTGCTTGTTCTTTTGATACTCCTTGATTTATCAATCTTTCATATGCAATCTTACAGAAGTGTATCACTTCCTCTTCTATTTCATTACAAATACCTTGATTATTTACTACTCCTTCACTTCCTTGCTTACTATCTTTCGATTGTTTACGCCACTCTTTAATTGTTGTGTATGTATCTGAAAAGTCAACATACCTTCCTGATATTGAATTATATTCTACTCCTGCTTGTGTTTTTATAATCTGACGTTCTACATAGATTGGCATTGTTAACCTAAACTGAATCTTTGGATGACTAAATGGACTCCAGTGATTATGATTAGCTAAGTACTTAATCAATTTATGATTCTGTTCTTCGGTATAATTACTTGCCTCTTTTGAGTATGACACTCTTGCTGATTCGCAAACCATAATATCATTTCCGAATATATTTAATAATTCTACTTTCATTTCTTAATAATTTTAATTAAATCCTACAAAATTTTACGGCATTATTATAAATCTGACGTTCACTAGGACTTAAATCTTCAAAAGTATAGTTATGCTCTTTTAACATATTTTCTTCTGAATCGTACGCTTCATTCTTATGCCCTAAATGTAACTTAGTGCTGAACTTCTCTAGTTCTTTTTCTAATCGTTTACGACCTTCTATTTCACATTTAGAAACTCTATTGGCACGTTTACTTAGTTCGTTAATAATAGTTTGATTAAACGGTTGTCTTTGTAGTCTATTAGTCAACATTTCCGTACTTAATTTCTTTGCTAGTGATGGTATCATTTTAAAATTGTTTTAATTTATCTACATAACTTCTGTCGGAAGCCCATTTAACTCTAATTAAAAAGTCATACCAATGCTCATGTTTTTTCATTCTGCGAGTCTGTAAATCCTTTAGGTACGTTACACTATGCTCTAGTGTCTTAAACTTCATTAGCTTGCCGTTTAAAGTGAAACCTAATGGATTATTTAATTGTTTAAATCCTCTGGAAGTAAAATTACCAGTTTCTAATCTTGCTTGGTTGTAAACAATCTCATGGTATTTAACCTTATGTTGTTTAAGCATTGTTTTAAATGTAGTGTGAGAACATAAAGTAACCCACACCACAAACAATATCATTCTCATTTAATTGCTAAATTATGTTTCTCAATTATCGCACAACCTTCAATAGTTATTCCAGATTGTAATGCTTTTTTGATTGCTGTTTTATCTGCTGTTTCAGTAACCTTTACCGATTTAAATTCTTTTGGCAAATCGTTTGTATCACAAAACACTTCTACAGAACTATTTTTACGTGTTGAAAATGTAAAGAATCCAGAAGTAAACGTACCAAAATTCTCAACTGCTTGCAATAAGTAAGATTTTAAAATGTCTACTGCTTTTTCTTTTTGCTTTTTTAAGGCTTGCAAACGCTTTATTTCATTATCAATAGCACTAAGATATGCTTCTTGACTTTTAATCACGTGAACATAGTTTTCTGACTTAACAATAAGTTCTTCCTTGTTAATTTGTAACCCTTCCTCTAACTCTGGAGTTAATACTCCTTCACATTCTTCAATTTCTTGCATTAAACTTCTGTATTCAGCAGTTATAGCATATAAACTTTTATTTTCCATAATTTATTATTTAATTGTTATACCTTTTTGTTGTATTAATATTTTGTTTATTATGTTACGAGTATCTCGTATTAGTTCGTAAATTCCTTCACTTTTCAAAAACCATTCTTCGTGTCCTTGTTTAACAAGTTCTTTAATAATTTTCTCTGTTGTAATTTTCATAACTTTTCTATTTCTTGTTTAACTTCTTCATAATAATCCATCCATCCATAATATCCACCAGTATATCCTGAAAGTTCAATCAACTCATCAGCTGCAATTAATGCACATTGTTTAGAAGATTCATAGCATTTACCCATTTCATCACTTGGTATAGCCATGTAAAATTTATTAAATAACTCTTTTGCTTTTTCTTTTGGTGTCATACTATTTCTTTTTAAATTGTTCAAAATATGTTTCAAAATACCATTTTATTCTTTCAATAGTTTTTATATCTGAAAGCTTCAACTCTACTTCTGTATCTAAGAACTTCATAATTTTATCTTCCTCAATATACATTTTTTCAGAAGAACCAATATTATCTAGCATAGTAATAAGTTTTTCTTCAGAAACCTCCTCATTTTTAAAATAATATTTTCTTTGTGGATAATCTTGGATTGCCAAGAGTTTAGAATACTTTTTATTACGTATAATAATCACGTATTGAGAGCCTTCTGAGTGTAATTTTAATATACTTGTGTTCATTTTATTTAATTTTTAATTATTTAATTTCTTCTCCTAATAATTGTGCTATCGTCTTTTCCATCTTATTTCTTTTTTTTTAAATTTTATCTGAAAGTGTATAACCTTGATTAATTAATTCTTCTTTCATCTTTCTTTTTTTTAAGTTAAGCATTGGGAACATTTGACTGCTCCCACTCTAATTGCATCATGTATTCTGGGTCTTGCATAAGCATTTCCATGTACAACTCATCCATTGGTAATTGCTTTAATTTCTAATGCTTGTTTACCAGTCAAAGTATAAGTAGTAGCCAACTTAGTGAAAATATCTGCTTCACCACTTTCAAAACGTGCTATTGCTTTTTCAAATAATAAATCTGAACAAGTTGGTAATACTTTTTTAGGTTCGTCCTTATGACTATTTGTAGCATCTGAATCAGCAACATCATCTAGCAATAATAAACCACCTAAAGCATACTTTCTAGCATAAGAACTTGCAGTACCAAATGTCTGTGGAATATCCATACCTTTTTTATGAATATCAACTCCTGCAGAAGCTGTAACAGAAATTTCTCCGAATGGACAAATAAAAGTTGCTGTACTTTCCACTACTGGAATACCACATATCTCACTTACTTTATCTGCAAGTACGATTACTGCTTCCCAACCAAGTAAAATAGGTTTAACTGCTACTTGAATGTCCTCTACAGAACGAAACTTGTATTTACCAAAAGCATTAAAGTTGTTTTTTAATACCTTAACTTCATTTTGAACTTTACTCAATAAGTGAGATACTCCGTTCATTTCTAATTCTAAATCTTTCATCTTATTTAATTTTTGCTAATAATTCACGACTAATATGCCCTTGTTCAACTGCAATTGAAAACAACTCTAAAGCATATTCAATTTGTTTTGCCTTTGTTTTTGCTAATGAAAACTCTTTTCTCATTATACTTACTTGCAATGCTATATCCATTGCGTTTTCTACTTGAACACTAGATTGTACAGTTACTTTCTTGTATTCGTTTACAATTACTGCTTTTTTTGCCATTATATTTTATTTAAAATTGAAATTATATACTCTTTGTCTTTATTCTTAGTTTCTGCCATAAACATAATGCTTAATAACAATTCATAAACTGAACTTTTAAATTCAAGCATATTCATGGATTCATGTGTGCTTGGGTATTTAACACGATTGTTGTTTTCTACTTCTGATACAAAACATTTGTATAAATGCTTTAATTCATCAAGTTTTTGTCGGGTAGCTTCGCCTTCAATATTTTTAGCGAATTCTTTTGCTCTTTGTAAAGATTTCATAATTTTTGCCATTTGGTTTCAGCAAAGTTACACAATCATTTTAAATAATCGTGCAACTTTGTGTAAAAATATTTAATTTATTTTCTAACTTGTTGTTTTATAGAACTTTCCAAGTATATTATTATTCAAATAACTTTCATCTTCTAGTACCTCATTAATGAATTGGTGCTTAACTTCCTTGTATGTTAGTTCAATTTTAGAGTAACAAATCTCAAGAATTACACGATTTATTTCACCTCCAGATTGTTTATGTGCTTTTAGAACTTCATTAGAACTATAGTAATTTTTGTAAGTGAACTTTCTTACACGTTTGTATTGTTTTAATCTTTTATCGGTAGGCATTTCTTTTTTACCCAACTTAGTCTTTACATCGGCATAGAAATTTTTTTTACCAATGTATTTAACGAATTTACCATCTATTACTGCTGTCATTAAGTAGACAAATCCAACTGCATTTTCTGGTATCATTTCTTCTATAAACTCCATTTGTTTACCATCTTTATTAATTTTCCAACTCATAATTATTTATTTTTAATTGTTAATTCTTCTCCCGTTAAAATGAAGTATAGGTTTTGTAATTGGTGAACATATTTAAAATCATATCCAGTTACAAATCTTTTTTCGTTAAATTCTGGTATCATTTTATTTTTATTTACCGTCCAATACAATTTTAATTCATGGTTTCTACTTTGGTGATATTCATTATTTATTAAATCAAATCCAAACTTCAACAACCAATCTTCTGTTAGTGGTATTCCAAATAATAAATCAAATCTATATTCGGGTTCAATCCATCTATCAGCTATTTCCCCCCATCTTCCATCATCTTCTATTGAAAGATTTATTCCTTTTTCACTAATAGATTCTACTTCAAATATGGTTTTAAATGAATCATAATACCCATCTGTAACATAATTACCTATCATTAATTCTGATGTTTTCATAATCCTTCTAATAATAATTTATTTTGTTTTTCTAATATTCTAATTCTTTCTTCTAACTGCATAATATGACTGCAATAGTTGTTAGAAAGTAATCTTGCCGTTCTATACTCTTTTTCTAGCACGTCATACATCGAAACTGAAAAAACGAGTTGTCCTATGGAATCTTCCATTGAGTTCGTTAAATCGGTTCTTTGGGGGTTCTTTTCCTTTATTTCATCTGTACTTAGTTTAAGTTTTGCAATTGTAGTGTTAATATTTACTCTAGCGAGTATTAAATCTAGTTCATTCATAATTAAAATGGAAATTGAATCCCTTTGTCAGGGTCGTTAATAATTCTTTCTGGTTCATTCTCTCTAACTCCTGCTTCGTAGAAACTTGCTACTGGAGGATATTTTGGTATTGGAAGTTCTACTGGTGCTTGGCAACTTGTTTTAGGGTGCTTAATGCAATCTATACCTCCACACTTAAATCCGTTTGCAGAATTGTAGTTAAACATTATTGGTTTTTCAAGCATTGTTTGACTTCCACCATCATCCGTATCTTTAACTTTTTTAATTTCCACAAGTGTTTCAAACTTCATTGTTTCACTACCAATAAGTCTGTGAATTATAATAAAATCATCTGCTTTATTTGAAAATGCTTTACCACCTTCAATATCATCTTTAAACGGAGGTGTAATATGTCCAGCCCATGTATGTCCTTGTGGATATACAGCTTGTCTACGTCCACTTGCTGTACTTGGGTGAGCATTTATGTATATCGTAGCGTTAGTAGTCTTACAAAACATTTTTAAATCATTTAAAACATCGTAATTACTAGAATAAGATAAAGCTGTTTTTAATCCATTGAAAGGGTCGATTAAGTAAGCATCCGTTTTACTTGTTTTAAACACCTCTAATAATTCCTCTGGAGTATATCGTTTAAGATTATCTACAAACTTAAAATGGTGTTCAATTTTCATTATTCCTACTTGTAATTCAGAATTTGTAAGTTCAGTTATCTTTCTTCCGAAATACATTCTAATCAAATCTCTCATTGCTTTTTGTGCTGAATTTTCATCCATAAACAAAGTGAATGTAAGATTGTGATTAGTTGCTAGTGCAAGAAAATACCATAACATCCAGTAGGATTTACCTACGTTATCATGTCCAAGTATAAAATTTAATTGACCTCTTTTAAATCTTAAATAATCATCTAAGTAAATACCTAATCCAAGCCCTTGTGGTATTTTACCGTCTCTGTAGTCAAATAGGTATTTAGTGCTATGTCCGTCTTTTAAAATCATAATTTCCCCATTTGTTTGTAAACACTATAAACATATTGGTCTGTTACAACTTCACCATCTGCTGTTGTGCCTAAAACATCAGACTTATTACTAACTTGACCTTTCATTTTTAATTTAAAAACATTCCAATATTCAATACCTTCTTGATTCTTCTTCCTTAGCTTTAGAATACTTAAAAAATTTGTTTTCCAGAAATCATCGTTTTTAATGTATCTTACAATTTCACAAATTTCTTTAAAAGTTAAACCATCAATTCTGTTTAGCTTATCAATACAATCTAACCATTTATTTTTTGCAGATTCAGTTTCTGGTTTAGTACCATCAAAAAATTGAACTAAATAATCAAAGGCTTTAAACACATCCTGCGAAAATTCATTTTTCGTAGAAGAAGGATTATCTTCTTTTCTTTTCTTTTCTTTTCTTTTCTCTTCTGTATTACTATCGTAATTCGGTCGTAATACGGTCGTATTACTATCGTTATTCGTTCCTAATACTATCGTATTACGTTTAGCCCACCTCTTTTCTACTGATTCTCTGGCTTTTACAGATTTTTCTAAGGCATTTTCAAACTGTTCATCTAAGAAATAAATTTTTATAAAACCACCAACTTCTTTAATCACTTTTTTAGATAAAAGATTTTTATAATTTACTTCATCACATTCAATAATTGCATCTTCAATAGAAAGTTTAGTTTCATTTATCCAGTATAAACAACATAATTCCATAAATGAAGATTTAGCTTCTGGAGTACATTTTTGAATTTTTCCCATCTTCCATTCAGAAATAGAGAATTTAAACCATTGCATTTTTTCCATAACTAATCTAATAAAGCAATTTGTTTACGAAGTTCTTTAGATAGCTTAATAGCCGTAAACTTATCTAGTATTACACCACAAGTTTCGTGTTCTTGATTAAAATCATCATGATTAACTATTACAATTTCAATTCTTTGATTGTTCGCTTCTATTTCAATAAAATCTTTTGAAATTAATGCGCATTTAAATTTTAAACTTACCATAATAAAATAAAGGTTTTTAGATTACCAGTAACTTTTAGTTAAATAAAAAAGCCAAGCTAACGAAGGCGCGTAGGAAAACCTTGTTGCTTGACTTTGTGTTATAAAAAATGTTTTTCGGAGTTTCCTACGCTTCGATATGACAAATATAGTAAATTATTTGATTATAATTTATTTTTTTAATTTTTCTTCATTTAAAATTCTTTGCATTCCAAAACATCCTTCTAATATTGAGTTAGCTCTCTGTGTCAGTGATATTATCATTCCTTCTATTTCATTCTCGTCATAAGAAACGTAATAGCCTTTAGAAGTTGATATTATGGGTAGTATTGCATTTACTCGATAATGATTAATTATTTTTCTTAATCTCCTATCTGAAAACTTTTGTGTTAGTTTCATATTTTTATTTACACCAGTTACAATTTCATTTGCTGTTACTGGGTTATTTTTACTTCTTTTAGAGAATGCAGAAATTAATCGATTAGCTAACATTCTTTCTTCTTCGTTTAGTTCTTCCGTAAAACTCTCATGTCCGTTTATCATCTTATATAAATTTATAAAGTGCAACAATAACAAGTAAAAGCAATACAATGTATAAGAATGTTTGAATCATTTGTAAACAACCATAATTACTTTCAAATTCTACTTTTTCTGGTTCAATAGGTTCTTTAACTTTTCTTGCTTCTAAGAACTCCGTGTACTTATCTGTGTCGAATCTATCGAAAAACATTATTCGGTCTATTAGATTAGGTCTTTTCATACTATAAAGGATAAAATAATTCACATTCACATTCTTCTGTTTCGTAACACGACATACAACATTCAGAAGCTGATTTAGTACAGTACAATCTTTGTTGAGTGCCTTTACCATTACAATGAATACAAGTGTTTTCTTCTGCAAAGTTCTCAAACTGCATTAAATCTTCTGTTTCAAAGCAATAACCATTATCAAACCATTCATCATCCTCTTGTTCAATAGGACACCATTCAGTACCATACACGCAAAACTTACGTGAAATACCTCTCCAATTAATCTGTAATTCTGATTGATTTAAGAAAGTAAATACAACTTCACTTTCATCTATGTAATCAGGTCTATAGCCTAATACATAACTCATTAATTTCTCTTTTTCCATTGCCAAATGTTTTAATTTTTTACAAATATAACTATTTATTTTAATTCTACACAAATTTGCACAAAAAAACCTTGCTAAATTAATAACAAGGCTTAAACTCATGGCAAAGTTTATCGAAAAGAACTATGTAAATATAGTAATTTTATGGTTTAAAAAACCTTTTTCCTGATTTTGGTGGTACAATTTGTACATGTAACCAAGTTTTCGTAGCTGAAAAGTCTTCCATCCACAATCCTGCGTCTTCCATTACCTTCATATTATTCAACACCCAAGCCTTTAAAGCACCATTTCCATCTGCAAAATCTACTGCTCTACCAAACAAATGATTAGATTTCATAGGAACTTTTGGTGGATAAATACCTTTTCTAGCGTAAATATTTAAGTGGTGTTTCATTGTACGTAGTCCAGATGTAACTGTCATTGGTTTTCCGTACGCTGAACGCACTATATTTACTCTCCTAAGTAATTCAGTTAAGTTTGCTTTTTGCTCGTCTGTACACTCATTAAATGAGCATTGTCCAGACAATAATTCTGACATACTTATCATTCTTCTACTTTTTCTACCTTTTGAGCATTATAAACTGCTATCGCGCCGAGTTTAGCTGATAATATCTCTAGTGCAATCTTAATAAGTGGTTTATGGTCTACCAATCCACTTTCTGCAATAGTCAAAGAAGTACCTGCAAGTACAGTAGTTACAACTCCTATTGTTTTGTTTTTCTTTGGAGTTTTATCTCCGATACGTTTAAAAATTCCCATAATTTATCATTTATATATTTTCCATGTTCCATCCGTAAAAGTCAGCATATATCCAGTACCATCCCTAAAGACTTCCTTTATCTTTTTACCTTCTACTATCATTCCTTCGCAAAACCTTCTTCTAGCCATTGTATTTAGTTAATTTATCTTTTTTCTTATCTTGTAACTTCGCTGTTATTTTAACAAAGTTAGTAAAATCTATGTAATCCATTGTAGGTGATTCTTCTACAATAAGTGCTGTATCTTTAAATTCAGAACTAAAATTGAAAGGATTATGGTCGGAAGCGTATATTTCAAACTCTGAAAGTAAGTATAAGTCAATTATTTTATCCGAAGCCTTTTGTTTGATAGGGTCTGTAAATAAAGTATAATTATTAATTACTTCACGTTGTACATTATAAGATTTTCTGTCTTGATAAACTAAGTTATCTGTAATAATTGTAGGTTCACGCTTACCAAAGAAACCAGTTAAACGCATTGTGTCCTCAACTTTAGAATTAGTAAAGTCAATATCTTCAATGGAATGAAATTGATTTAATACAACTCTTAATCGTATTGTTCCTTTAGCTGTATCAGTAGAATAAGTAAGTAATTGATATTCACCCCAAGTAGTAGTTCCTACTACACCATCAACATTCCATTCTAGTTTATATGTATAACAACCTTCACCATCTGTAGATAAAACTGTTTTCCATGGAATTGTAGCGTAAAAATCTGTTCCGAATGGATTTACTTTAAATTCAGTTTTTGTAGGCTGAAACGTAGCTAAAACATCAACTCCACCAACTTGTTTATACAGTTTAAATTCAATAGTGTCAACTGCTGAATCATTTAGTTTAAACCATGCAGAAGTAATATCGTTCTTCCAAGTAGTAGTAGGGTCTGTAAGTGATGCTAAAACAAGTTCTGGAACGCAACATTCTTTTGGAGTATCGTCGTAAACTTCTTTAGGTTTATCACTTCTTTTTTTTATTACTCTAAAACATTTTTTAGTTCTATTGTATAATGGAGTTGGCATATAATTAAATTTTTTACTAAGATACTTACTTATTCGCAGAGTATTCTGCCTATCTCATTTGTTTTTTGTTTGAACTCATGGTAATTAAAATTCAATTTATTATATTCTTTAACGTAATCAAGTCCAATATAAGCTACAAAATATCCATCTTTAAAATAAGGTGCTACTATTAATGATTTAATACCTTGTTCTTTTAATGATATTCTAGTAGATGCTTCTTTTAAACAATCTACATCTTCATATTTGCATTTATCCAACATAACTTCTTGAAGAAATATTGGGAATAAACTAACTGGTAACTTTTGTAATTCTCTGGATTCATAACTAATCCCATTTGCACATACTTCGAATGACATGCTAGTGTGATTTCTATGTGTTTGGTCGTAGTAAATTACATTGTTTGAGAACTGGAAAATGTACGCTCTGTCAGCCTTATAATCTAACATAAGGTTGTTTAACATTTTTTGAATGACAATATTATTGTTAATGTCTTTCTTTACTTCATCTACTTTATTCACCTTAATTTCAACTACTTCTGTAATTAAAGATTTGTAATAAAATAATACAAAAGCAATTAGCAAAATTATAATTACCAAAGTTTTTGTCTTTCTTAGTTGTTCAAGTATATTTTTAATTTCATTCATTACACTGGTATTTTAATTGCTGAAACATTTAAATCTGCTACTCTCATGTTTGAACTTGATGTGTTTTTAACAAATACTTCGACATAATCATTTGTAGTCATGCTTAATTGACAAGATGTAGAACCTGGGTATTCTTGATTGGCAACATCAGTTCTAATTGTCATTTCACTTTCCGCTAATATCGTTCCGTTTTTTGCTATTCCAACTGATATAACTTGCGAAGTAGAACCCGACCTAACGTTACAATTTACACTAATCTGAAAAGAATTTGAAAATGCACCAGTGTAAGTAAGTCTATTTGCAGAATGTGAAAACTTAGAGTTGTCGGCACTTGCGGTAGTTGTACCACTCGCCTTCACCCATACGTTTACGTTTGTAGTACCTATAGTAGTATCTGTAGTGTTGTTTACCATGTACATAAATCCACGTGTAGCTGTATTTGTAATATTTACACAGTTAACAAACAATGCTTTGTTGCTAGTATGTGTTACTCCTGATACATACGAACCACCACCACTAAAGTTTATAGTATCTAAGATGTATTTTTCATCACCAATAGTAGCACTAGCGTTTACGTTTAATGCTGTTTCACCTGATAATACAACAAATGAAGAGTAAATAATTCTAAATCTACGTGTAATATTCGCTCCTGATGATATTGTTATTGCTGTACCTGATGCTTTACAATCAAATAATGAATTGCTTATTCCAATAGTCCCAATAGTACCATCAAAAGTTAATCCTTGTGAGTTTAAGAAAGCACTATCCGACATCACAAAGTTTGTATAGTTAGCAATTGTACCAACTGTGTTACAATCTGTAAAGTTTACGCCGAACCAATCTAACGCAGTAGTTACACCATCACCACTTAAATCTAAAGCTATATCTGCTTCAATTGTTACGTTTCTAATTGGTAGAGAGTAAGAAGAGGTGATTAATGCAGTACCAGTAAGTCCAGTTGACTTTATTCTGCAATTTTCAGATGAACCACCTAAAATAGTCGTATTAGTGTTACCTACTAACCTATCTCCAGTTAAATCTACTGTAGTAGTAAAATAATAAGTTACGTTACTAGCAAGTGTTATTACCCCACTAGAAGGAGTTGGTAGATTAGATTTAGAATGTACAAATACAAATTGACTATTATTTTGTGAAGGAGTGTAACCTAAAACCTCTGAAATAGTAGCGTTTTCCCATAATCCAGTTGAATTGTTATAATAAACTATGTCTTTATCTGCTTCGCTTGTGATTTTAACCCCATGTAATTCATTTAATTCATACCCATTTTGAATATGAAGAATGATTTTACCAGCCGATGGGTGAGCATAAGCAACATATCCAATAAATACAGAGTGTGCTGGTTCGTTAGGTACAACATTTACAATTTCTCCTGCTGTTTCGGATAACCATAAAGCATCACCATCTGCAAATCCAGAAGTGTTTATGTCATGTATTGTTCCATGAGTAATAACGTAGCCATCTGTATTGTGAGCAATTGAATTTCTAGTTATACCAATAGTTTTACTTGACGTAATCTCTAAACTTGCATCTGCTAGTGTAATATTAGGTTTTTGTCCAGTAGCACCACTAATATAAACTACCTTAGTTTTACCGATAGTTACTCCAGTTGAGTTTTTACCGATAAATTCTAACTTTTCTGAACTATCAACAACACCATCATTATCTGTATCATAAACAGCCTTAGTCATGTCTCCACCAGTAGCTGAACTTGTTTCATTTTCCCACTTTGAAGTAGTACTATTGTAAACCAAAACTTGTCCGTTAGAAGGTGCTGAAACAACAACATCGTTTAAGTCGTCTAGTTCAATTAAAGGCTGTTGAAACCTTACACCAGTATTTTCGTAAATATATTCTTCAAATATATCTTGCGTTGCGTATGGAGTGTTAGTTTCATCGTTAATACTTGCAAAAGGTATATCCGTAAACCTTGCGTTAGAAGATTTTAGTAATATATTGTAAGTAGTAGATGTCGTACTATTTTTATATACTAACGCATTTTCGCAGTTATCAGTCCAAACTAAATTGTTTGAATCGACATAAATAAAGAAATTACCTTTTATAAATACTTTCATTATATAGGCATTTCAGTTACTACTGGATTATAGTCTATTTCAGGAAGTGTAAGCAACCATGAATCACAACCGATTAACTGCGCTTGTGTTAGTGTACATCCGTTTACTTCTTCGTTTGAAATAAACCATTTTCCGTCTGCATCTGTTTGTGGATTAAAAAGTTGACCTTGAAATCCCCAAACTTGACCTATTAAAATGTCTTTTTGTTGTTCTGTTAATTCTCTTACTTTAATCATAATCAATAAGGATAAAATTTGCCTGTTCCAGTGTTATATAATTCAGTTACCTCTGTTGCTGTTAATGCTCTGCTCCACATATTAACTTCATCAAGGTCACACAACGCATATAAATTAAGAGGCGAATAACCACCTAAATCCATTTTTTGATTTGCAATATAACCAGCGGCAGTACTTACACTTCCAGATTGTGTAGCTGGAGTATCCACTCCATTTACATATATTTTGGTCTTTTGTCCCATTGTTCTTACTACAACGACATGATACCAAACATTAGGGGAATATGAACTTTGAAAATTAACTTGATTATTTACAGCACCATTGTTTAATTGAAATACAAAGCCAAGAGAACTTGAATAGAAGAAACTCCAACCATAACCCCAAAAACTACCATTATTTTGGTAATTATTAATAAAATACCTTGAAGCTGATAAGCTACTACTTCTAAACCATGTAGATACAGTAAAATCACTGTTAAAATTAAACTCCCCTGATGTATTAGGTAAACTTACATAAGCATTCGTACCATTAAAAACAAAAGCATTACCACTCTTTCCAGCAGTATAAGTTAATCCGCCTTGTGCTGTTCCGTTGTAAACACCTAAAGCATCATTTGCATTAGATTCACCTTTATATACAGCGTAAAGCCCAGTAAGTAATGTACTCACTGTAGCTTTTAACATCGAACTTATTAATTTATAATAGTACATTATGCTTGCTGATTTAAACCTAAAATATCAAATTTACCATCCGTAGAATTGTAAATAATTCCAAGATACATTGTTTTACTTATCACAGTAGTAGTAGGTAAAGTTATTCCAATTGCTCTATAGTCAGCACCAAAAGTAATTGCTCTAGCTGTACCATTATCTTTTATC